GACGTGGGAGCAAGATAACGCACCCTCGTGCGAATATATTATTATGTCGCTCGACGCAGCGGCTGAAACCCATAATCGTGCGGACTATACCGCGCTTACAACGTGGGGCGTGTTCTTTAACGAGCACACTAATGCGTACAATATTGTTTTGCTTAATAGCATTAAGAAGCGTATGGAGTTTCCAGAGCTAAAACAGATGGCGATGGACGAGTACCAAGAATGGGACCCCGATGCGTTCATTGTAGAGAAGAAGTCCGCAGGGACTGCGCTCTACCAAGAGATGCGACGGATGGGGTTACCTGTCTCTGAGTACACTCCGCACCGTGGTTCAGGTGACAAATTAGCACGTTTGAACTCGGTAGCAGATATTGTTGCCTCGGGGTTAGTATGGGTGCCACCTACCAGATGGGCGGAAGAAGTGATAGAAGAGATTGCCGGATTCCCTTTTATGAGTCATGATGACTTAGTGGACTCTACGGTGATGGCTCTTATGCGTTTTAGGCAGGGGGGTTTTATTCGCCTACCAAGCGACGAACCAGAAGAGGTCGTGTACTTCAAACAGAAACGCGGCGGATATTACTAAGAGGTTAAAGTATGGCTATAGAAAAAGGAATCTACGCTGCTCCCAACGGGGTCGAAGACGAGGCTCTTAACGAGGAAGAAGCAGAACTAAGCATCGAGATTGTCGATCCCGAGGCTGTGACCCTGAGTGATGGCTCAATGGAAATTACGTTGATTCCTGATGTTGAGATAGCTGACCTCGCCGAATTTAATGCAAACCTTGCGGATGTTCTTGAAGAAGGACAGCTTCGTGATGTCTCTCAAGAGTTGTTGGGTCTGATTGAGGCTGACATCGACAGTCGGAAAGACTGGGCTGACACCTTCGTCAAGGGCTTGGACGTGTTGGGATTCAAGTATGAAGAACGCACGGAGCCGTGGGAGGGCGCGTGTGGCGTCTACTCCACTGTGCTCGCGGAGGCTGCTATCCGCTTCCAAGCAGAAACTATGTCGGAGACTTTTCCAGCCGCTGGCCCCGTCAAGGTAAAAATCCTTGGGGAAGAGAGCAAGGAGAAGCTCGAAGCGGCAGAACGTGTCAAGTCAGACATGAACTACGAGTTAACCGAGCGCATGGTCGAGTACCGCCCCGAGCACGAGCGTCTGCTCTACAGCTTGGGTCTGGCAGGCTCTGCGTTCAAGAAGGTCTATTACGATCCGAATCTAGGCCGTCAGGCGGCTATCTATATCCCCGCCGAAGATGTCATTGTGCCCTACGGCGCAAGCCACATTGAGACAGCCGAGCGTGTTACGCACGTTATGCGTAAGACGAAGAATGAGCTACGGAAGCTACAGGTTGGTGGGTTCTACCGAGACATTGAGCTTGGTGATCCTGTGCCTTACCACAGCGACATTGAAGAGCGTAAGGCGGAAGAAGGCGGGTATAACCTCACCGACGACAACCGCTACGCGCTCTACGAAGTCCATGCGGACTTAATTATTGAAGGCGTCGATGACGACGATGACGATATTGCGAAACCATACGTTGTAACGCTAGAGCGTGGCAGCGGTGAGATTCTGGCTATTCGCCGTAACTGGAACGAAGAAGACCCGCTGATGCTGAAGCGTCAGCACTTCGTGCATTACGTCTATGTGCCGGGATTTGGGTTTTATGGGCTTGGCCTCATCCATATCATTGGTGGATATGCGAGGGCAGGCACATCCTTGATACGTCAGCTCGTTGATGCTGGTACGCTCTCCAACCTCCCGGGAGGGCTGAAGGCCCGTGGCCTCCGTATCAAGGGTGATGATACGCCGATTGAACCCGGCGAGTGGAAGGACGTTGATGTACCTAGCGGGTCTATCCGCGACAACATCATGCCTCTCCCTTACAAAGAACCTAGCCAAACCCTTCTTGCCTTACTGAATCAAATTACGAACGAAGGACGTAGGCTAGGCGCTATTTCGGACATGAACATCTCGGACATGTCTGCGAACGCGCCTGTTGGTACGACGCTAGCTCTGTTGGAGCGTACCCTGAAGCCTATGGCGGCGGTACAGGCTCGTGTTCACTACGCCATGAAGCAAGAGTTCAAGATGCTCAAAGCTATCATGGCGGAGTATGCGCCTGAAGAGTATGGCTACGAACCGCATCGCGGCGAAGTCAGTGCTCGTCAGTTGGACTATGCGATGGTGGACGTTATCCCCGTCAGCGACCCGAACAGCAGCACTATGGCTCAACGCGTGGTGCAGTATCAGGCGGTGCTCCAGATGGCACAGTCTGCTCCACAAATCTACGATCTGCCCGCATTACATCGGCAGATGATCGAAGTTCTAGGCGTTAAAAACGCTGACAAACTCGTGCCCACACGGGACGACGCGAAACCGACCGATCCGGTCAGCGAGAATATGGACGCACTTGTTGGCAAGCCAATGCGAGCGTTTATTTACCAAGATCACCAAGCGCACATTACGGCTCATACGTCGTTTATGCAGGACCCAATGATTGCACAAATGATTGGTCAAAACCCGCAAGCGCAGCAGATCATGGCGTCCCTACAGGCACACATAGCAGAACACCTCGGCTTCCAATATCGTCAGCAGATCGAGGAAAAACTGGGTGCGCCACTTCCACCTCCCAACGAACAACTGCCCGAACAAATCGAAGCAGACCTGTCTCGTTTGGTTGCGGATGCAGGACAACAACTTACTCAGGCTCATCAGCAGCAAGCTGCCCAGCAGCAAGCTCAACAACAAGCCCAAGACCCTATTTTCCAGCAAAAACAAGCCGAGCTTCAAATCAAATCACAAGAAGTTCAACGCAAGGCCCAGAAAGATGCACAGGAAGCCCAGCTCAAGCAGGCCGACTTGCAGCGTAAAGCCCAGAAGGATCAAGCCGATGCCATCTTGGATGCTGAACGCCTCAAGCTCGACCAGCAGGAACTACAGCTCGATGCGCAGAAAGAGGGTGTCCGCGTAGCGGCAGACCGCCGTAAGGACAATAACAAGATTGACCTTGAACTGGCTAAGTTAATGAGTGGGAAACCAAGGGGTAATTAATGGCAAAAACCGTCTTTGACGTGCTGATAGAGCGTATCGACGACCAAGTGTCGTCTGCACAAGAGTTCCTAAGTGGGGGGTCTGCGACAGACTACGCCAACTATAGGGAGGTTGTTGGTCTGATTCGAGGTCTTGAGACTAGCAAACAACATGTACAAGACCTTGCGAAAAACTATATGGATGACGATGATGAATGAAGCTCATAAAATTATAGTGCCAGAGGAGTTACAGCAGAAGCTAAAGGAACAGGCTGAAACTGTAGAACCGAAGCGCGAAATTACTGATGCGGAGTGGGAAGCCCAACTTCCTAAACCTACAGGCTATCGCCTCTTGATCGCCTTGCCGGATGTTGAAGAGTATTACCAAGGGAGCACCCTCCTAAAAACATCTGACGTAATGCACCGTGAATACATCATGTCTATTATGGGTGTGGTCATTGAAATGGGACCAGACGCATACTCGGACAAAGAGCGGTTCCCTAACGGGCCGTGGTGTAAACAGGGTGATTATGTGATGTTCCGCATGAACACAGGTACACGTTTCAAGGTTAATGGTAAGGAGTTTCGTTTGATGAACGATGACTCCGTAGAAGCTGTTATCCCTGATCCCCGTGGCATCATGGCAGTATAGGAGGAGACAATGCCCTTTCAAAAAGTAGAGTTTGAATTTCCGCACGATCAGGACGATGACGAGGCAAAAGCCATCGAAGTTGAACCTTCGAGTGCAGAGGAGATAGACGTTGGTGGGAAGAAAGCTAAAGCAGAAGCTAAGAAATCTGAATCTCGCGCTGCGAACGAAGTGGACGCTAGCGATGGTGAGTATGAGATTGAAGTGGTTGACGATACGCCTAAGCGTGACCGCAACCGTAAAGCCTCTGAACCACCGACTGATGTCACTGATGAAGAACTGGAAGAGTATTCCGAGAAAGTTCGTAAACGTATCCAGCACTTTAGTAAGGGATACCATGACGAACGTCGGGCTAAAGAAGCGGCTCAACGCGAGCGTGAAGAGCTTGAAAGACTCTCTCAGCAGCTTGTCGAAGAGAATAAGAAGCTAAAAGCTAACGTAAACAAGAATCAGACAGCCCTGCTTGAGCAAGCTAAGAAAAGCGCGGCGGCTGAGTTAGAATCTGCCAAGAGAGCATATAAAGACGCTTATGAGGCTGGTGACTCAGATAAGGTTCTTGAAGCACAAGATAGCCTAACAAACGCTAAGATTAAGGCTGATAGGCTAAATAATTTCAAGTTACCAGCTTTACAGGAAGAAGAAACTCCTGCTAAAGTGGAACCACAACCCGCTCCAGCGCCCGTCCAGATTGACGCTAAGGCAGAGGCTTGGCAAGAAGCTAATCCTTGGTTCAATCAGGACATTGAGATGACAAGCTATGCGTTGGGGTTGCATAATAAACTTGTCAATGAAGAGGGTATCAGCCCTCAAAGTGATGAATACTACGAGCGAATCGACACTCGTATGCGACAGTTATTCCCCGAACACTTCGAGGATGAACCGGAGGTAGAAGCAAAGCCACGACGCAAGTCGAACAATGTGGTTGCACCCGCTACGCGGAGCACAGCGCCTAAGAAAATTAGGCTTACGCAAACACAAGTGACACTCGCTAAACGGCTGGGCCTTACCCCAGAACAGTACGCCAAACAGGTTGCAATAGATATGAGGAAAGACAATGGCTGAGAATCGTATAAACAGAGAACTTGAATCTCGTGAAAAAACGACCCGTAAGAAGGCTTGGCAGCGCCCAGAGGTGCTACCCGCACCGAATCCCGAGCCGGGTTATGAATTTCGCTGGATACGTGTTAGCTCGTTAGGTACTACCGACGCCACTAACGTTTCCTCAAAAATTCGTGAAGGTTGGGAGCCAGTAAAGGCTTCAGATCACCCCGAAATTACGCTCGTAACTATCGAGAACGAACGGTTCAAAGATAACGTCGTAATTGGTGGCCTGATGCTATGTAAAGCTCCATCGGAACTTGTCGAAGAACGGAACGACTACTATGGTCAACAAACCCGCTCCCAGATGCAGTCCGTAGACAACAACCTCATGAGAGAAAACGACCCTCGTATGCCTCTCTTCCATGACAGGAAAACGAAGGTTACTTTTGGTAACGGAACTTAATAGGAGCTTAAAATGGCTTATCCTACTGTAAGCGGGCCATACGGCCTAGTTCCGGTAAAACTGTTGAGCGGCTCTCCTTTTGTGGGCGTAACTCGTCACTTTAAAATTGCAAGTGGCTATGCTACCTCCATCTTCTACGGAGATGCTGTCAAACTGGTTACCGGAGGCACTGTCGAGCGTGACACGTTCGATGCTGCCATGACACCTGTCGGTGTTTTCCTTGGTTGCACGTACACTGATCCAAATCTTGGTTACAAGTTGTGGAGTCAGTATTATCCTGCAAGCACTGTAGCATCTGACATCGAAGCATTCGTTGCAGATGGTACTGACATTCTGTTCAAGGCTGCTGTTGTATCTTCGGGTACGACTATTGGTGACCTTGCTCAGACCGACATTGGTGCCAACGTCGCGGGTGTAGACAACACTGGTGATTCCACTTCGGGTAACTCTCGTTGTGCGATTTCAGACACGTCTGCAACCACTAACACTCTTCCTTTCCGCATTGTCGGTTTGGTTGAGGAAACCAAAAACAGTTCGGGTGGTTATACGGAAGCCTACGTTAAATGGAACGCAGGCCATCAGTATGACAACACGACTGGCGTATAAGGAGGAGTAGACAATGGCTATTTCACGCGCCCAGTTACTTAAAGAACTCCTTCCCGGCCTGAACGC